TTAAATAAAACAGTCATAAATGGATTTTGTGCAAGACCACCAAGTTGAAGACCCTGAGCAACATCAATGCCAGCAGCTGTAGCAGCTGCAGATGCAGTTTGAACAGCTTTACCACCAATACCACCAGCGATTGCACTTCCTATAGAACCAAACGAAAGCCCACCAGAAGATGTTCCATTTCTTCCTTTTAAACCAGCTTCAATAGCTGCACCAGTTGTAGCATCGGCTTTGGCGCTTGAGTCATAATTGACAGATTGAGTATCGATGAGATTGTTAGGAATAGGTAGACGAATACCACCAGTGGCAGCTAAAAATGGCTGATTAAAAATAGAACGGCGTTGATATTCAGTAAACTGAATTGTCATATAAAAATTACGATTTGATGAGGTATTAATCAAATCTGAAGGAAACATCAGATCGCCTGTGTACTTCGAATTTTTAACAGCTGCTGGAGTTCTTAGAAAAGCCTGACCAACAACAGCTGCACCAGCTGCTGCAATCGCTCCACCGATAATTGCTTTACCTGTCCCACTGTTTACGAATTGAGCACCAGCTACAATTTTGTTTGCGATACCTGCCATTTTTTTTCCTATAAATACTTTTTTCTATTTATTACAGTGGACCGATGGCATATAAAGGGCGTTTTCTTCCAAAAAATCCTCAAAAGTATAAAGGGGATCCATCTAACATTATTTATCGCTCGAGATGGGAATTACTTTTAATGAGTCATTTGGACGACCATCCAGATGTTATTCAGTGGTCTAGCGAAGAATTCTTCATTCCATATAAATCCCCTGTTGATGGAAAATGGCATCGCTATTTCCCAGACTTTTATGTCAAAAAGAAAACACCACAAAACAAAATAGAAGTCGAAATTATAGAGGTAAAACCAGCTGTTCAAACAGTTCCACCTGTTATTAAAGAAACAAAAACTCAAAAACCATCCAGAAGATACATTAATGAGGTTATGACTTGGGGCATAAATAGTGCTAAGTGGAAAGCAGCACGTGATTATTGCCAAAATCGTGGATGGACTTTCCGTATATTTACCGAAAAAGAACTGGGTATAAAGTTTTGACAGCTTACATTTTTCAAAAGATAGCCAACAAAGGCAAGGCAGAAGGCGTAAAGCCAAATGCTACGTCAGTTGCCAGAACTTGGTATAGAGACCAAGCTAGTTCGCTCACATCACAGAATGTCAACAAAAACCGATTGATGAATGATAAACAAAATGTCGTGGCTCAAATAACAATCAACGATATCGGTAAAATGTATATGTTCTTTTACGATCCAAAACTAAAAGACATCCTCCCATATTATGATACATTCCCTCTGGTGTTTCCAATTGGATTCCAAGAAGGCGGATTCCTAGGTATCAATTTACATTATCTACCAACATACCTCAGAGCTAAACTGATGGATGCTCTGTATTCTACTGCTAACAACAATAAATACGACGACACAACCAAATTAAAATTATCCTACAATATTCTGAATGGTGCGAGTAAATTCTCATACTTTCAGCCTTGTCTTAAGAAATATCTTTGGGACCATGTTCAGGGAAAATTTCTTTATGTTGAACCGAAAAATTGGGATACAGCTTTGATGCTGCCAACTGAACGATTCCAAAAAGCTAACAAGGTCAAAGTGCATAACGATTCTGTTAGGAAGGTTCAATAATGGCTGGCTTTAATATAAACAGCTTTCAAACTAATATATCTCAATATGGTGTATTACAAACCAACAAATTCATTGTTGCATTTGCTTCGCCTCCTATCATGCAAAACGTAACTGTTTCTGGAGCTTCTACACTATCTACTGAACAGCTTATTCAAGTAAGAGCTGAATCTGTTAAAATACCTGGAGTTACGTTGCTTCAAACAGACGTTCAGCGCTACGGTATTGGTAGCGTTCAGAAAATGCCTTTCGCTGCACGCTTTACAGAAAACAGCATTACTTTTATATCTGATCGTAATGGTGAGATATACAAATACTTTTACACATGGCTTAATAAAATATTCGATTTCAGTGGCACAGCGGATGCTACAAACGTATCGGCTTCATATCTAACAGAATATAAAGATAACTATGCGACCGATTTGCACGTATACGTTTTCGATAACAGTGGCAATCAAATTAAAGATATTGTTATGTATCGCGCATACCCAGAGTCGATTAACGATATAAATTTGGACTGGTCGAATAACAATCAGCTTATGAAAGTAACTGTAAGTATGACGTTCAGAGACTGGGCTATGCTTGGTGTTTCTAACAATAAAGGTGGAGCTGTTCAACCAACAACTGCTCCGACTACATCCTACAGTGCGCCTACTACTTCTCAAACAACATCTATTTAATGTAACATAACTGGAGTAAATTATGTCATTACCTAAAATTGATTACCCTATTTTTAAAGTTAAAATTCCATCTACTAAAAAAGAAGTGAGGTTTAGACCATTCCTTGTTAAAGAAGAAAAGATTCTTCTTATGGCTAAAACAACTGAACAAGAAACAGATATCTATCAGGCTATTAAACAAGTCGTTAATAACTGTGCAGTTGATACAATCGATGTAGATAAAATGGCGCTGTTTGATCTAGAATATGTGTTTCTACAGATTCGTTCTCAATCTGTTAATAATCTTGTTAGCGTTTCGTATAAAGATAATGAAGATGATACCGTATACGATTTCGATATTGATTTGAATAATGTTACAGTTTTGTTTCCAGAAAAAACAGAAACAACAATTAAATTGAACAAAACAACTGGTATTATTATGAAGTATCCTGAAGCTAGTCTTTACGATGATGAAGATTTTAAGAACTCTGGTGAGGAAGCTTTCTACCAGCTTATTCTACGCTGTATTGAAAAGTTCTATGACGAAGAAACTGTATATGATGCCAAAGATTATACGCCAAAAGAAATCGGCGAATATATCGACAATATTGATATTAAATCATTTGATAAGATACGTGAGTTTATTCTGAACCAACCGAAACTATATTATGTGATTAACTATAAAAACAAACTTGGTAATGAAAGAAAAATTGAACTAACTACGTTATCAGATTTTTTTATCTTGCGCTGAATCACAACACCCTTGAGAATTACTATACAACAAATTTCTCACTGATTCAGCATCATAAATATTCTATAACAGATATTGAAAATCTTTTGCCATTTGAACGTGACATTTATGTTGAAATGTTAATGAATCATCTCAAAGAATTAGAAGAACAGAAGAGACAATAAAATGGCTAAATTTGCTAAGTCAATAGTAACTGAGAACGATGATGTGGCTCCAGCTCCTGCACCAACACCCGCACCTATTGTTGTTGCTGTCGCTGCTGGCGGCGGTAGCGGCGGTGGCTGTTCTAGTAGCAGCGGTAATACTAATTTTCAAGCTGCACAAGCTGCTGCGGCTGCTCAAGCTACAGCGTCAGTTGGCTTGGCGCAAACGGCTATTGATAAAGAAGTCGTTGACGAACAAATTAAGAAAGAAGACGAACATTGGGTAAAAGCATACTGGCGTCCAGCAATGGGCTGGCTTTACATGCTTATCTGCTTTATGGATTTCGTAGGCTTTCCGCTCATCTCAATGTTCCTGCCAGTTGTTTTTAAAGGATTCGGCGTACAATACCAATACGTTGCTTGGCAGTCGCTGTCATTGAGTAATGGTGGATTGATTCACTTAGCATTCGGTGCTATCCTTGGTGTGTCTGCTTGGACACGTGGTCAAGAGAAACTCGCAAAGGTCGGACAATAATAAATGGCTAAAGGACCAAGAAAACAACAAGGATTATCTCCAGAAGAAGTTGCAAAACTTAGTCCTGCAGCACAAGCACAAATTAAAGAGCAAATTCCTGAACCACCACCCAAACCTGCACCACCTCCAAAAGCTGCAACGCCTACACCTGCTCCTGCAACTTTAGCGCCATCTCAACAAGCAGAACAAAAACCAGCAGATCAAAAATCTGCAGGAGATGTGGTTACTGACAGTTTAAAAAATGCTGCATTAAGTTTTGGTAACAAAATGTTTGATGCTGCATTTCCGCAGTTTAAACAAAAAGATAAAGATGACGATAATAAAAATTTGAGTGGTGTTACTCGAGCTCTTATCGATCTAAACGAAACATCGCAAGTAATTGCTGATCGTGTTGATGCAACAAATAATTTGTTAACAACATCAATAGCTCGTCAGGAAATGACGAATAGTTTATTGAAAGATTTGTTAAAAGAAGTAGCAGCATTTCATAAAGATGGAATGCAGGGTGGTAACCAACAACAGGGCGGTAGCTTAGTTGGTGATGCTCTTGATATGCTCGGTAACAGAGGCGGAGGTGCTGCAAAAACTGCAGAAACTGCTGGTAAAGTAGCACCAAAAGCTGGCATTTTAAGCAGAGGATTAGGTTTTCTTAATAAAATAAAGGGCGGACTTGGTGGATTACTTGGTGGTCTTGCTCTTGATTACGCATCAGATAAACTTACAGAATCAGGTCATGAAAAATTAGGTGCTGCTGCTGGTATCGGCGGTGATGCTTTAACATTCGGTGGTACTGGCGCTATGCTTGGTAGTGTTGTACCAGGAATTGGAACAGCTATTGGTGGCGGACTTGGTGCTTTGGCTGGTGGTGCTTATGGACTTTATAAGAACTGGGGAAATTTATTTGGTGGCAGTAAAGATAGCGAAACACCAGAAGAAAATACAAATAAGTCGGCAGCAATTCAACAGTTACAACAACAAGGTACTGGTGATTTAAACAATATTACGCTTACAGCAAAATCGTTAGTGTTTAATGCTGACAATATTATGTTTAATGCTAGAAATCAAACAGGTGGTGCTGGTGGTGCGGCAGGTATAACAGGTGCTGCTGGCGGTGGTCCAGTTGTTGCTGCAAACCAAGGTCCAACAACACCATCGCAAATGCCATCGCCAACAACACCATCAGCAGCAGCTCCTGGAGCAACTGCTGCTGTATCTCCAGGTGTTACAACAGGCGACAATGCTCAGATACTTGCTACAATCAAGAAAAGAGAATCAGGCGGTAACTATCAAGCGAAAGCTGGTTCGTCATCAGCTTCTGGTGCTTATCAATTTACTGATGGAACATGGCAATCACTTACTAAGAAATATGGCATTGGCGCAGAATACAAGAGCGCTCGAGACGCTCCACCACAAATTCAAGATCAAGTTGCTGGCGCTTATGTAAAAGAAATACTACAGAAAAATAATGGTGATGTTTCGAAGATACCAAATGTTTGGTATACTGGTAACGCACAAGGTAACATGTCAGCGAAGGCATTGGCTGCCAATAAAGGATTGACAGCTGCTAGTTATCAAGCCAGCTGGTTAAAAGATTATGATAAAATTGGAACTCAGATGGCTTCACAGCAGCAACAGCCATCATCTTCATTCACTGAACAAACAGCTAGTTTAAATCAAAACCCACAACAAAATGCAAACGCTCCTGGTATGAGAATTGGTACTGGTGCTGGACCTACACGCGCTGATACATCGGGTGCTGGTCAAAGAGGAACTCCAGGGCAAACTGGTCAAAATGGTATGCTTGATAGAGGTAGCCTAACACAAATTGCGCCTGGTCAATTTTTACAACCAGAAGCTGCGAAAGCTTGGATAGCTATGCGTGATGCTGCTGCTCAAGAAGGTATAACATGGGGCGTTACAGATTCTTATCGTGATTATAACACTCAGGTTAAACTCGCTAGAGAAAAAGGATTGTATTCGCAGGGTGGTCTCGCAGCAACTCCAGGTAAATCTAATCACGGATTAGGTTTAGCAACAGATCTTAAGTTGAGTGACAAAGCATTTGCTTGGCTTCAACAAAATGCAGGTAAATTTGGTTTTAAAAATATTCCTCGCGAAAAATGGCACTGGGAATATAAAGGTGGTGGTGATGCAACCTTAATAGCCAAAGGCGATAAACAAGATTCAGGTAAATCTGCTGGTGCTGAAGGTGGTCCACAAAGCGCATCTGCTACTGGAACATCTGTAGCTTCTGATACAAAACCAAAAACAGCAATGGCAAGTCAAGCAGCTCCAACTGCTAGCCCTGTTGCTGCATCACCATCAAAGGGAGCTGATCTTAATCAAGCTTCTACCAAAGATGTTGTTGACCAAAGATCTGCTAAAACTGCAGTTACTGTTAATCAGCAATCAGCAAAAATTGAAAAAACAAAAGCTAATAATACCGAAGGGAAATATGGTCCAGATGATGTCGGTATTGTCGAACCAGCGGATGCCAAGAAACGTCTTGCTGAATTATTCCACGTCGGTATGGGTGTGGCATAATGAAAAGGGGAGCCGAAGCTCCCCTTCTTTTTAGCTAGCAGCTAATTTCTTAAAATACTCAAGACCTTCATCGTCTTCGTCTTCATCATCCATTTTCGGAGCAGCAGCGAGCGTCTCCTTCAATTTTGGAGCTGGAGTCGATGGGATTTCATCTTCATCAACTTGCTTCTTTGAAACATAGTCACCATCAAGACCAAGCACTTTATTCAACTTAGCCTTCAACTCATCATAAGACTTGAATTGACTTGGAGCAATCAACTCTTGAAGCG